TTGTCACAGAATTATCTGAGAGAGAAGCAGTTGCAATTAATCCACCTAATGTGCTTAAATCTATTCTATTAATGTTTGTTCCATCAGAATAAGCTAAATGTCTTTTGCCTTCATCCATAGCAAAACCCGTGCCACTAGCAGTTTTAAAAGTTATTGTACTTGTATTATGCGTTGTACTATCATCAAGAATATACATTTTTTCAATTGAATTAGGTACTGTAACACTTGTTGCACCAGTCAACGATCCACCAAAAGCTAAAACCATGTTTCTAGCTTGTGAAATAGATCCATCATCCATTGTAAGACCAATGGAAGTAGTAGTTACATTAATTGACTCATAACCTGCAATAGCTTGTTGAACTAAATTTAAATTTGTATTTGTTTTTGTGCCCCATGTACCAGCGTTTTCACCGGTAGCCATGAGTTCTAATTTTAAATCTGTTGAAAATGTAGATGCCATATTTGTATTATAATCCTATTATGCTGCAATATCAACTTCAACCCAAACGTTGCTTACATCTGGATCTACATTAGACCATGCAATAGTTCCTGTATTTCCTTCACTTATTGTTAATTGTTGACCTGTTAAATCCACAGGAGTGTCGAGATCCACTGTAACTGAATTGATAGCAGTAGTTAAATTAAATCCTGATACTGAAGCTGTAACATCTATAGATACATCTTCTTCACCATCAGATATTGTAAGTAAATTAGTAGTTAAACTTATATTAGCGTCACCAGTCATAGACAATGCACCTGCTGAAGCTGTTAAGCTCACACCAGTCACATCTACCGTAAAAGTAGCATCCGCTGTGCCAACTGCTGCTGTTGCTGTTACACCTGAAGGAGTTGCTAACCCATCTGCAGTTACACTTAATGTACCAACTGAAGTTTCTAATTCATTTTCACCTTGTAAGATAACTCCAGTGGCATCAGCTTGAATAGAATACGGACCAATATTCATTGTTAAATTTTGGCCAGTTGCAATTACATCAGGATCTACCTGTATTGCACCAAGAGTTGTAGAAGCTGTAACACCTGTTAATTGAATTGTTGGATTTTGAATTGCAGTAATAGAAACTGAACCTACCGCAGTTGTTAGTTGTATACCAGAAACTGCAACTGATGCGTTAGTTCCTCCTAATGAGGCAATTGGTGATTGTGCAATAGCTGTAATTCCTAACATATATCTCCATTAAGTGCGAGGGGTTGGTGATTAGGTGGTAAAACCCCTCACACTATGAAATTATATCATTTCTTAAACCATGAAGGAAGACCTAGATGAGGACGTTTATCAAACATATTGTATTTGGAACCTGGTGTTTTTTTATTATTATAGTGCAAAAATACTTGAACACATTCTTTTCCTTTAAATTTTTCTCTCCAGTGTTCTAATTCAACACCTCTATAGACCAACATATCACCAGGTTTTAAGTCTACTTTAATTCCTTTTGCTTTACTTACTGCTGTAATATCCTTACCATTTGGTGCACCTACATTCTCACTAGGGCTTAAATATATTGGCCAATCATCGCCACCTAAATTCATAGTGGTAGATATCTCACAACTAAATCTATCTTTATGTCTTTTTAATACATCCCCTTTTTTATAAATTCTTGCGTATGTATATGCTGGATATAATTTAAGTTCTGTTGCTTTTTCCATATCTGGTTGACATTTAAGCAACAAAGTCTCCATAGCCATATTAGCATATTGAGAATAAGTATTTGGTATTTGTTCATTTTCTCCTTCGTAATATCCAATAATAGTTTCGAAAGGTGAAAAATATCTTTGTGATCTACAAGTATCATAGACTTGTTTTTGCATCCTAAAATAGTTTGCAATAAAGGTTGCTAAATCTTTTGATATTGCTTGTTTGATAACTGTATATTTATTTTTTTTAAACGACATCTCTAGCCATTTCTTTTGGTACTGCCTGTAAATTCCAGTGTATAAATCTAAAAGGTTCATTACCATGATCCACTGCAAACTCATGTTCTAAATAGCCAGGAAATATAACCAGCAATCCTGGTTTTGGTTTAATATGAAATTGTTCATGACCAGGCCAAATACCATTTAACTTTGATTTCATTTTTAATTTTGTTGTTCGTGCTCCTGTTTTAGGTTCGTGAAAAATAGGATAAGAAGTTTTATCACTGCATTTTAAAAAATAGAAACCTGATACGTGTTGGTTCCAATGAATATGTGCTGAATGATGACCACCACCTTTTTTTGCAAACTCTTGCACCCATATCTCACTAAACATAGTTTGATATTGAGACATGTCATAACCTTGATGATCTAGATATTCCCAAGACTTTTGACCAATATAATTCCTAAAATCTAAAAAATCATTATCGTGTGTTAATGGTGTTGAATGATATGATCTTCCAAAGTCACCATATTTTTTTATATATTTTTTTTCCCTTTTACGGGCATCGTTAATATATTTGTTAGATGCTTTGTTTAAAGATTTTACAAACTCTGGTTTATTCTCTGTCCATATTACAGTTGGAAAGTAAGTATTGATAAACATTATCTAAACGGGCTCCCTAAATGCCATACCACTAAACTATATCTTGTGCCTGATGTTACTGGTTTTACTCTATGCCACACAAAACTAGGAAACACAATAATTGATCCTTTTGGTAATATTTCTTTACATTGTATTCTATGTTTCGATTCATCCCTCATGTGAGGATCATAGTTTCTAAAATCAAATTCTAATTCACCACCTTTATATTCCGATCCATCTGTTAATTGACAAGTCATAGATAATTTTCTTATTTTTCCATGTTCAGGATCATTAGGTTTATCATAAGGTTTATCCCAACCATCACAATGCCAATCGTAATATTGATTTAATTTATATTTTGTAAACTGACAAGATTCAGATCTCTCCCAATCAAAATTCCAACCTGCATTTTTATTTGCTGTGTGCACATACGGATGTAATTCTTTATATATCCAAGTATCATTTAACCAAACAAGATCAGAATTTCTTTTTCTTTTTAAATCTAATACTTCTTGTTTATTTAATTTTTTATCACCAAAACCACCTGTTCTAGCCATAACTTCTTTTTGTGAATTAGCGTACTTTATTACCTCATCACAAAACTTTGGTGTTAGTGCAGCACTAAAATACCAATAATAATTAGATATATTCATACGTTATAGTTTGAACAAAATTTAAACTATCCTTTTGATTATTGGTTAAGTAATACATATTGGTAGATGGAAACATAATAAATTTATTATTTTCTAGTGGTATGTCCCAACTTCTACCCTTACGTCTATTGTCCTCATAGTATATTTTTACCATGCAATCTTTAACATTTACACCATATAATAGTGTAAAATCAGGTGAATTTCTTAAATCTACTGGATCAATATTAAGCAATGGAATTGTAGTTTCGTTGGGTTTATACATATTACCCCACGTTTCTTTATTAATTAAATTAATTATATATTCTACACCTACATGTTCTCGAACATATGTATTTAACATGTCCCAAGTTTTTGAAAATGGAAAAGGTGAATCTGTAATGTTTGATTTTAAAATATCTTGTTTTAATTTTTCTCGGTCAATATCCCAATCTTTTGGCATTGCCACATCACCATAATATAGTGCCTGTTCAGATAAAATCTTTTTTTGCATACCACCTAAATTATTAATTTATGCTTTAGTATCTGTCAAATCCCAAGATTGATTCGTTTCATTCCAAATGTAAGTCCACTCATGAGTATCTGCTTCGTTTTGAGAAATTTGTTCCTCAGTGAGTGCTGGTGCATCACCTATTGGTGATTTCCAATTTGCATTTTCAACATCTTTTACCCAAGAAGCATGAGGTTTTTTTGGAAAAAATATTTGATTATCCTCATCCCATGTAAAACCAATACCTGCGTAATTACCTCTAAAAGGTGTTCCACCTAATTTATGTTTATTAGCTGACGTATTATATGAAGTTTGAATCCACATTTGTGCAGGCCAATTATTATGTGTTTCTAAATATTGTTGACCTACTGATTCATCTTCAACACCATCAGCGTTTAACATATCTTTGTTATCAAGTGTTAACACCTGAATAACTTTTCCGTTAGCTCCTAGTTTTGCAAAGTGTGCCATAATTATCTCCTATTATATATTATTTAAGACGATCAGTAAATACATCTTAATTTTGATATTTATATCTTATTATTACTATTCCAGATCCTCCATTACCTCCATCACCAAAAGGTCTACACGAACCAGCAGTATTTGTAGCAGTAGCTCCACCGCCTCCACCACCAGTATTAGCAGTAGCATCTACACCACCAGCTTGTGTGATAGGACTTGGTCTTGGTCCATGTCCACCTGGTCCACCACCACCTGTACCTCCAGCAGTGCATGGTCCACTTCCACCATCTCTATTTGTGCCACCACCTCCACCTGCATATGCAACAGGTGCTCCTGAAAAATTACTTGTAACTCCAGCTCCTCCTAACATTGTAGGGGCACCTGAAGTCACACCACCACCTCCTGCACCACCACCTCCACCTGAAGCATCACCAGGTGCTGAAGGGTTTTGACCTGATGGCCCTGGCCTACTTGTGTTTCCATTAGTACCTTGTGGGGGACTAACCGAAGGAGTATTTCCTGTACCACCTGCTCCATTACCATGTCCTCCACCACCACCAGATCCTCCTGGGAATCCTGTTTCATCAAAGGATGGACCTTGTGCCGCTGCGCCTTCTCCACCACCTGTTGAAGTTATACTTGAAAAAATTGAATCCGATCCTTTAGATCCTTTCGAAGCATCGGGAAATGTTGGATAAAAAGATCCTCCTGCTCCACCTGCCCCACCGGATCCAACTGTTACAGGAAAAGAACCAACTGATGCACATAAAGTTCCTGAAGTATTTACTAACGGACTTGCTGTCCATGTTTCTGGAACGGGGCTACTTGGTCTAGATTCTCTGAATCCACCAGCTCCACCTCCGCCACCACCACAAGCAACAGATCCTCCACCACCACCTGCTACAACAAAATAATCAAGTTTATTCCATGCACAAGATCCTGATAATCCTGCGCCTGACACAGTAAATGTTCCTGGACTGGTAAATTTATGTATTTTCCAATCACCACAAGTTGATTCAGTTCCACCACTAGCTACAGGATATGGTGAAGTTCCTGTTTCAGTATCCTCTGCGTTTTGAACATTTACCCAACCTTTTGTGCTATCTACATAAACAAATGTAGCGGCTTGTCCGTTAACATTTAATGATGCGCTAGATGCTTCACCACCAATTTTTTCTGAACCATTTGGACTTATTGTAAAATTATGTGTTGCAAAATTTCTTGCGTAATCAGAAATTGCAACAATAGCTCCAGCAGAACCTGCTGGTAAGTTCATAGTTAATGCACTTCCGGAATTTATAAAATAACCCTCTCCGTTAGCTGCTGTAAAGTTTGCAGTTTTTGGTGTTGTTTGCCAATCTACACTACCTGATCTTCCAAAACCTGATTGTGATGCACCTGATGCTAAAGTGACTGTATTCCCTGTAGCACCAATAGTAAGTGTGCTTCCACACTTAACTAACATGTTGTTATTGCCTTGATCTGCTATATTATCTACTTTTATTTTACTACTCATAATTATTGAAATTTATACCTTATTATTACTACTCCAGACCCACCTGTTGAACCAGTATTATTACCAGTAGAACTATTACCATTACCAGCACCACCTCCACCGCCTGTATTGGCTGTTCCTGCAGTAGAAGCATTTGGAGTTCCAGAACCATTGTTTGCTCCATTACCTCCACCACCTGTTCCACCAGTTCCACCTGAAGGGAAACTTCCCCCACCACCTGATCCTCCACCACCAGCTCTTGCAGTTGGAGTTCCATTAATTGAAGATGTTGCACCTGCCCCACCATCACCAAAATTAGATGGGTTAGGATTACCTGATCCATCTTGACCAGCTGCCGTAGCCCCACCACCGCCACCTCCAGGGCCAGAGTGATTACTAGCACTACTACCTCCAGGGTTTCCTTGTGGTGGATTTGTAGGAGGTGAATTTCCATTTCCTCCAGTATGATTTCCATCTCTAGATCCCCCACCTGAACCTCCAGGTGATCCGTCCTGATTTGAACCTCCAGGATTTCCTGCAGCACCACCACCTGCTGATGTAATAGTTGAAAAAGTTGAAAGGCCTCCAGGGGAAAGAGAAGTACACCCTGAATTAGAAACAGCTCCACCTGCACCTACAGTTATTGGATAACCTTGCGCTGATACCGGTAAAGCTACTGCAGGGGCTGCTCCTAATGGAGACGCTGCATAACTACCTGAAGCTGTTCCTGGAGATTCTCTATAACCACCAGCTCCTCCACCACCGCCTCTATCAAAACCTCCTGCAGATCCACCTCCTACTACTAAATAATCTACTGTCGATGACCCTGTTGGATTACCAGCACAAGTCACAGTAAATGTTCCTGGACCTGTAAAAGTGTGAACTTTAAAATTTGTACAAACAGTTGTTATAGTTCCACCTGTAGCTGTTACAAATTGCGGTCCCGGAGCTTCTGATTGTAAGCCTGAATCTGTTACTAACCAACCTTTTGTTGCATCTACAAAAACTAATGTTACAGCAAGTCCTTCTTGACTTAAAATTGAATTATCTGTTGACCCACCAATTTTATCTGAACCATTTTGAACAAGTGTTAAACTAGCGGTATCAAAAGTATTTGCATAATCTTTAAATCCAACAACTGCTCCTGCAGTTCCTGCAGGTAGATTAACAGATATCGCTCCACTAGATGTGTCTATAAAATACCCTTCACCAGCTGTTGCTGTAAAACCTGATGTTTTAACTGTTGTTTGCCAATTAACAGCACCTGTTGCTCCAAAACCATTTGCAGTTCCATTGTTTGTTATTGTTACACCACTTGGAATTGTAAATGTATCTCCACTATCTCCTAATGTAACCGTTCCACAATTTGTTCTTGGTGTTAATTTATTTACTTTTACTTCACTCATAATTATTGATATCTATACCTTATTATTACTATACCTGAACCACCTGCACCACTACTGACAGGATTTGGATTTGAATCTATACCTCCACCACCACCTCCAGTATTTGCTGAACCTGCATTACCATTTGAACCAGTTTGTGCTGAACTTCCACCACCTCCTGATCCACCTGATCCTTGTGCTGGTGCTGGTTGACCTTCAGATTGTCCGCCACCTCCACCTGCATAAGCAGTACAAGAACCATTTATTGAAATTACTAAACCATTTCCACCATCACCACCAACTCTTCCAGGACCAGCACTACCACCAACTGCACCTGCTCCACCACCTCCACCACCAGTATTAGCATTACCTGCTGGATTAGGAGAAGGAGCACCACCTGTGCCACCATCATTTCCTTGTGGCGGGTTTACACTAGGAGTATTACCACTCCCTCCTACTGATTCAGTAGGTTGTCCTGGACCACCTTTTCCACCACCACCGCCAGATCCTCCTGAATTACCTGGACCATTTGAGTTACAAAAACCACCTCCACCACCGCCACCACCTGCTGATGTGATAGTAGAAAATGTTGAAACTGAACCTGCATTACCTCTTTGATATTCATTACATGTGCCTGGTCCGGGTACGACAGCAGCTGTGCCTCCTGCACCTACTGTGATAGGAAAAGCTGTTGCTGTTACAGGAACTACACTGCCTGCACTAGGTGCAGGTGCAGGTGTACAATAAGTAGAGGCTGAGTATCTTAATCCTCCGGCTCCACCTCCACCGCCACCGCCATTGGCAGCTCCACCTGATCCACCACCAGCAACAACTAAATAATCTACAGTATTTGATCCTCCAGTATTACCAGCACAAGTGACAGTAAAAGTCCCTGGTCCTGTGAAAGTATGAATTTTAAAATTTCCTGAACAAGTAATTGTTCCTCCTGTTGCTGCTACAAATGCTGCTCCTGTTTCAGTATTTTCTGCGTTCTGTACGTTAATCCAACCTTGTGTTGCATCAATATAAACAAATGTTGCAGCTTGACCACTTACATCTAATACTGCATTTGCAGCTTTTCCTCCAATTTTAGCACTAGCGTGTGGTACTATCGTTAAATTATTATCAGCAAAAGTTCTTGCATAATCTGCTATAGCAAAAATATCTCCTGCACTTGGTGATGCAGGTGTAGTGAGTTGTAGTCCTCCACTAGTAGTATTCATAAAGTAACCTCTTCCAGCTGTAGCTTGAAAATTACCTGTTTGAGGAGTTGTTTCCCACTTTACAGCATCAATACCACCAGTAAATCCTGCACCAGTGCCTAAACTAACTGTGTCGTTATTTGCACCTAATGTTAAATTAGTTCCGCATTGTGGTTCAATTGTATTTACTTGTATTTTACTCATTAAACTATTACCAATGTTCCTGTTATTGTTTGTGTACCAGTGATTGTAACTGGTCCTGCAAGCACTCCAGAATCTAAAGTTTGATCTTCAGATAAAGTTGAATTATGTGTAACAACATATTTTGTTGCATCCATGCCAGGTGAAATAGTTTTTGTATGTGGAATTGTACAAAACACTTCTTTAGTTCCAGCTGAAAAATCAACAAGGTTATTTGAATTAGTAGATGATATAACTGTGTCTCTTGATAAAGTGTCAGGACTTGCATCTGTAACTACGCCAATACCAACTTCAAATTCATCTTGACCAGTATTTTGAATGCAATAATAAGTTTTATTAGTCGTACCAATTCCTGCTACGAACCCAATAAAATCTTGTGCGGCACCTGCTAAATTAATCGTTCCAGTTCCAGTAGAGGTGCTTGTTTCTTTAACTCTATCATTTAAGACAAGAGCCATACAACCTCCTTAACTAATTCTTAATATTGCGTTTGTTGAATTAAACGTTGGAAACTGAATTGTAAAAGTTCCCGCTGTTGCAGTTTTGTCTCCACCAAAATCAAGGACAGCTACAGCTTTATTTGATTCAGATGTATTATAAATTAATGCACCTCTTGCTGTAAGTGTTACTCCAGTGAATGATAATTCTGCGAAATCAACAATTGCCACTCCAGTGTCTAAGGAAGTAGATTGTCCAGTTAATACTCCTCCGCCTGAAGTGTATTGACCTGTGTTTGCTACTTCACTTCCTGTAGTAAAAGATGTTGTTGCTGCTGATAAGTTCGCTGCACTTGTGTAAAGTGCTAATTTAAATACATCACCTCCTGATTCTAGATCATGTATACCTTCTAAGATTTCTTTCTTAAAAGAATTTGCTACTGCTTGTGCTATTGCCATAATTTTTCTCCTTATAATATTGTATTCGGTGATGGAGATGCTATTTTCTGTCTAATAACTCCATCATCGTATTCCGCTCTTCTACGTCTACCCATTTGTTGTGCCGCAAAAGATTGTAAGCCTTCATTATACCTCTCTTTATATAGTTTGTACATATCCATGGGGCCTTTGAGATAACCAAAAGCCTCTACCAAAACACCATGTAAAAGCATGGCCTCTTGGTATTGTGCCAAGAATGTATTATTCGTGCTAGTAAAATGTGGAGGTGTAATAATATAATTTAATTGCACAGCGTAAGCCTGATCAGGTATGGGTGCAACAACAATATTATTTTCATCCCAATTAGCATAGAATCTAGGTTGTCCTGTAGCTCCAGAACCATTAAATTCTGATATAAAACTTGTATCTCTTTTTTCCATATATGTTCTTGCAGAAGACAAATCAGATGAAGCAAAGACTTGTAGAGATCTAATTACTAAAAAATCAGATGGCATTACCAAAAATCTTTTATTAGTATTAAAATTAGAAGTAGAATATTTTCTGGTATCATCATAATCCACTTTGCCCGCAATATCTAATTCTGTGTTTCTAATAAATTGATCAAGCAAAGTATCAGATAGTACATTACTATCTACTTCAGCGTAGCTTCTAATTTGGGTCAAAAAATCTGAATAAGTAATAGCCATTATGTTGTTATTGTTACACTCCCAAGTGAAATATCTAATTGTCTTTCTCTATTTTGCTCAGATGGATTTTGTGGCACCATTGAGGCAACAGTTGTAGTTATGCCATTACCAGTAAATAAAGATCTATTAACTTGAAAATCAAAATTACCTGGTAGTGAAACATTAACCACTGTTACAGTCGCACCACCTGAATCAACTATTGTATTATCATTAGGTGCAAATGTAGGATTTAATGATTTCATTGTTTGTGGTTGTTGAAATCTTTGTGGTCTAGTATTTTGTAAAGCTATTGCATCTGCTGTATTATATCTTCTTTGTATCTGTGGATGTTTAGGTTCAAACTCAGATATGTGAACTAAAGATCCGTTCCATTCTCTTACCATCTCATTATATGGAAAAGCTTGACCAGATCTATCTGATATTGCTTGTGATCTACTACCTGTTGCAAATTTAGCCATATTAACTTACCGTTGGATAAAATGTTTGCGGTGCAATAAACGTTGAAGCTCTTTGACCATCCTCGTCTAGAGCTCTTTTTAATTCGTCTTCATACACTAATTTATTTTGTTGAACTAATTGTGGTGCTTTTTTCATAGATAAATAATAAGCAAGTCCTGCACACATACAAGGTAAAAATCTATAAGCCACATCTGCTTGATTTGTATAAGCTCCAGCATCTTCAATTCTGTTAATAGAATAATATTTTAAATGTGTGTAAGTATTTAAATCAGGTGTAATGTACAAAAATATTTTTGGTAAAGTTTCTCTTTTGACATAATATTGTGAAGGTTGACCTGTAGCCCCTTTATTAGGTAAAGCTGCATAGGCAGATCTATCTATTTTTGTTAAAGATACATCAGTTCTGTCGCCAGTGTTATTAGCAGAAGTTGAAACAAATGCTTCTAGCACATCATTTACATTTGCAGCTGTAGAATATTCTGCCTGTCCTGACACTAAAGCAATTGTATTTAAATTAACTTTCCAAAGATGAATTCCTCTGTTACCCCATTCTGCAAATAAAAGATTTAAACTTCTTCTAGCAGATCTTAAATCATATCCGGCATTAGTTGACAAACCACATCGCTCATATCCCTCATCGATAATCTCATCAATGTTTAAATCAAATGCAGTAGTCCCAGATGTTGCCATTATTTTTTAAATCCTTTCAACATAGGTCCATAATATTTTACTAAACTTGGATTAGAAACTTTTTTTCCTGCTATTTCTGAATGCATGTAAGAACCATTATAAGGTTCTTCTTTCATTTTTGTACCTGGTGCTTTGGATGTAGTTTCGCTAAATGCTGCTCTACCCATTGCTGCTTTAAATTTAATTCTATGTTTGATAGCCATGTTTCTCCTTTTTGCGGTTGTACAACTTCTTTGATTGTATCACTTTTGGTTTATAAGTTCTAGACCTTAGATTTTTAGCAATAGGATTAGATAAGGTCTTTTGCTTTACCAATAATTGGTTTATATTTTGTTTTTCCTTCACTTTTGTATGCCCATAAATATGATGCTCTAGGTTGATCAGAGACATAGCTGCAGTGAATCCACCCGCTATTGGGTTCTCCTGGAGTGTAGAACTCGCATATAAGCTGATCATATGGAAGATTTTGATGTATCCAATCAGCTAATTCAGCGTTATCTACACCAATACATTCGAAGTCTGCGGCCTCAGCCTTGGCATGCTGCGATCTAGCAGAACTACCAATAGCCTCGCACAATTCTACGCTACGAAAACCGCTAGTGATCTTAACTCTGCCAAAATGGTCACGTATTGGCTGGAGAATATTTTCACACAACGCTTTTAATTTTTCTATCTGCTCTGCGTTAGGATTGTTATTGATGCCCTTACGTATAGCAGTATCCGATTTAATTAACTCTGAGAGAGTAAAATTACGTGTCAGATTCATTTTTTTCCTCCATTTGATAAAACATGTTATTTGAGTCCTCTGTTACCATTTTTGTATCTTCTGCATCCCAGTATGTAGTTTGAACTTTATAGTCTGGCCAGCTGTTATCAGTAGTGTAACTATTAACGTGCCACAAAAGACGATTATTAGGCTGACCTGCAAAATTACCGTTATCAAGAGCCAATATGTGTGCACACTTATGTTCTTGAGGTATTTCAGAATGTTCTGTATCCAAGATGTTAGTATCTGGGTGTGCCCAATCAATTGTGAATAAATATTTGCCATGATAAAATTTTTTGTCAATTCCTAAATATTTTCCGTTTAAACCATCTAACCAATCAAAACAATGAACACTAGGCCAATAGCTAAAACAATTCCATAATTCAAGTTCTTGAACTTGCATATCTGGAACTTGATATCTTTCATATTCTTTTTGAAAAAAAGCTGAAATAGGTAACCTCCAATAGCAAGCACCATTTGGCAACATAATGTTAAATAATAAAGCACGACCTGAAATGGAAGTAAGACCAAAGATAACACAGTCACTACTTTGTTTTGCAAATTTTTCATCCATGTCATAGAGATATTCTTTCCTAACTTTACAATATATGGGAGGTATGTTTGCGTTCAGATAAGCCATTTTTATATTTTTCCCTCCAATAATTTTTTCTTTCTAAAATTCTAATACGTTTTTCAAGTATATCAAATCCTAATAATTTTTTAAGTAGTTTAATCATTCTAGTATTAAAGAAGTAATTTTCTTTTCTCCCATGTAGATTTCTATGTTTGCTTTAGATTTTATACATTTGTAGACTACTCTATCTTTACTACTTTTATCCTTCATAGCATAACGTTTTCCTTTAAGACATTTTTGTAAACTTTCGTAGTAACGGTGTTCTATAATTTTGTGGTCTTGCACGAGTAAAAGAGCAAATACTATTTCTATCATTGATGTGCTCCATTTCCATTTCTAATTAATTTTTCAACGTCTTCTGTAAGTTTTTTTGTTCTATCTTTTAAAAATTCTATATTTACTGCATTGTTTCTCATACTCTTTACCTCTGCATCTACTTCCTCTAAAACACCTGCTAAATGCTCTACCAACATGAAAAGCTCAGCCTCCCCACTTGATTGACCAAGTTCTCCACGTGGATATTTAATTCTAAACTCTGAGTTTTGTTCTAAATCTTTTGTCATCAACTCTATCTTTGTTGAATGTTGATTCAGTTTTTCGTGAATACCAAAATAAGCCCAAGTGCCAACCGCTATCATTGCGATAAGGCTGGCAACCGTCTTCATAGGCATTTGGACGGCTGCCTCCTCCGAAATGTTAAGTGGCTTTTTAGACATTAATCCCCTCTTAGCCATTTATGGATTTTTACAAATGGCCATTTAATCCACTTGATAATTTTTTTTACCATATCATTATCCTCCTTAACAATCGGGTGTATGCAAGTTCTACAATCGCAATTATACCCAATACATTGGTTAGTGTTAATATAGGGTCCTACTCCTTTACAATGACAAGGGTGAAGACATAATGTACAATTTAACACCTCCATCGTCTTCTAGCCTGTCTTAGTCTTGAGTTTGGATCTTTTGCAGCTTTAGGAAATTTTTTCATTTGTCCTGCTGATCTAGCGCAAAAAGATTTTCTACGTTTCGCAGCTTTTGAGCCAGGTTTTACTTTACCTGTCACTGCTGTTTTTAATTTTGATCCTGGGTTTGCTCTTCGATATGCAGCAACACCAGCTCTTGTCATCCCAGCCCCTTTTTCAGTAGGTCTAAAATTTTTTTTGTTTCTTGCCGGCATGACATCACCACCTCTTTTCATTTTTCTGTATTCACCTTCTGATTTTCTAAAAGGTTTTCTTACAGGGGGTTTTGGTTTAGGTTTACGTTTACCCTCTTTATCTACTAAGGGATATGGTTTTGCAGAATAACCACCTCTAGAAAATCCAAGTATTTCAAGTCCTGTTTTCATTCTTACGCTTTCTCCTTAAAATTTTTACTCGTTGTTGCCAACACCAAACACTAAGTTTTGATGCATACTTTTCAATAAAAATAATAATTCTTTCATACATCTTACGTAAACGTAATAGTTACTCCGCCAGTTCCTGCAATTGTAGCGTGAATACCATCTTCAAATAAAATACCAGAACCTGGTAAATACATATCTAAACCTTCTTCACCAAAAAGATAAGTAGCAATAATTGTGCCTGTAGCACCGCCAGTTCTAAATATAATAGAGCCACTTGTGCTATTACCTTTTCCTTGAATAGATGTAAGTCTTGCTCTTCTGTTTAAAGGAACCATTTGTGCCGTAGCAGTTGCGTGGGCTACCGACTGGTCTGATGTAAAACTTCCGCCACCACTCATAATTATCCTGGGTTAGATGTTGTCATGTTAGGTCCTGAATATTTATCTGTCAATAAAGTAACTGCTGCAACATTTGTTACTGTTGAAGCAAAAATACCTTTTGGAAATAAGATACCATCTTCAGGAAAATTAAAATTAATTACATCACCTGTAGGAACATCAACTGTTAATAAATTAGTTCCCCCTGATTGGCTAGTTGTATTCAATACAACAGATCCTGCTCCACCACCATTAGATGCAACAACAATTCCTCTAAGTCTTACAGGTTGAGCTATGATAGCTGTAGCACCTGCTGCTGTAAATCTTGTTGCTTGTATATCACTTTTAAAAGCCATAAATTCTCCTAGTTCGTGGCTCCCGAAGGAGCCACTAGTTAATTATTAGTTACCGAAAGGTGTAACAATTGTTCCATCACCAATCAACAAACCTTCAACCATGTAAGTATTGTCAGCTGTTGCAGTGAATTTAATTCTTGAACCAATAAGACCACCTTTAGTAGCGTTACCAGCTCCTGCTTCTCCATTTAGGTTTACAACATCATTTGCTGCTGCAGGCACAAATGCTTTTTTTGCACCATCATCAACACCAATCATAACTGAACCAACAAATTTATCAGTTCCGTCAGTTGATATAGTACCAGTAAATTCATCTATGAAAAGAATTTCAAAAGTTGTTCCCACTGTACTTGCGTTGTTTGGATCTCTTCCTGGACCTGCTGATGCACCATCTGCAGTAGCAACGATTGTTGGAAGTGTGATTGCAGTTGGAGTTCCAACTGGGTCCATAGTAAGAATTCTTCCTGCATGGTCAGCAACTGTTAAATTAGTTGCAGCAGTTAAAGCTATTACTGAACCTGGACCAATAGATTGAAAACCATTTCTCGATCTTACTGGACCATCAAAAGTAGTATTTGCCATAATATTCTCCTTTGTATAGCGTTAATATGTTGTCTCTATACCGTCTGCCTAGTCAGTCAACATATAAATTAATCTAGGTTTTTTTATTATACATAAAAAAAGGGGCGATGTGAACACCGCCCCTTTATGAAATACTCTACGTATTTAAGCTATTATGTAGGTAAGTTTCCGTTACCAAATACACATCTTGGATCAGAGAATCCAAAAGAGTATCTTTCTCTAGCTTTGAATCTAACGTTACCAGTATCGAAGTCACCTTCCATAGCAGTTTTGATTGGTGCTCTAACGAATTGTTTGAATCCATTAGGTACATCAGTCAATAGGAAGTACGAGTCAGTATCAGTTAGGAAGTTGTTTACAACATACCCTTCTGGAACCATTCCCATGCTTCTTACTGCATTGATATCGTTATCAGCTGTGCTTGTTCTCATTGGAGATTTCATAATACGCTCAGCAGTAAATTGTAATTCTTTTGGAATTATCATTTTTCTACCAGTTGTAGCGATTCTTAAACCTCTTTCATCTACAAACCCAGCAATATCAATTAACGATTGCTCAAGTGAAGTTTCGTTAAGGTCTGCAGCTACAGACAATACATTTGAGAATGTACCCCCTGTTGCTAGTGGGTGAGATGCCGAAATTAACGGAACTCCATCACCACCAAGCACTCCAGCTTTCTGCGCATTGTTTAAAACATTCGCAGCTTTAACTTGCTTCGTGTTTGCCATAGATCTTGCAAGAGCTCTTGTGTATCTTGCAGCTAATCTATCGTAAAGGTTATCTTCAATTGCTTCTTCAGTGATAGCAAATGCTAAAGCGATTGTTTCGTGAGTGTATCTTGCAGTGAATGTTTCATTCGCTTGATCGAATACTACTCCAGCACCTTCTTGTTTAACTGGTGCTCCTGCGAAACCACTTAACATTACCTCTTCTTCAAAAGCTCTGTCAGATGTTTCAGTAGCGAAAATCTCTGCGTGTTGATTTTCGTATCTGTTATATTCCAGGCCAAATAGTGCATTCAAACCTGGCTCTAGTTCTTTAACTAGTTGTTG